TCGATTACTCGCATTACCTTCAACCATTTGTTGAAGTCTTTTTGTTTCCATGCACCTTGCCTAAGCCAACTATACACTCGATCAACAGGAAGATATGCAATCTCATCTTCGCTCAAACGACCAGCGTGTTTGATATCTTCTGCGTAAATGCCTTTCTTGGCAATACGGCAACGAATAAGTTCTTCATGTTTGGTCATTTGCTTTTCCTTCCAATTCTTTCTGCAATTTTCATTTTGACCCACTCCAAGTGTTCGTTAAACATCTTAGGGCCATTTGGGTGATTAATCACTGCCAACTCAAACTGAGTACGGATAGCAATCAATTCTGCCATAGACTTTTTAGCATACTCTGCTTCTTGGTCATATGGGCTTCCATTGTTGTAAGCCATATCATTCTCCTTAACGTCTTGTTGCGCCAATACGGCTGGCCTTATTCCAATCATATACTACACCATCTGGGCACTTGCCATCCACAATGCTGTCAACACCAGGGCGGCCAACTTGGTTAGGATCTTCTGCTACCATAGTAACAAAGGTCATACCTAACTTGCGAAAGCCTTCAGTGTATCGCAATGCTTCTGTCAATGAGTCAACATTGTGAGCATGTGATACATCGCCAACAGGATCTGTGTAGTATATTTTAAACATGTGTGTATTATATACTCAATTTGTCAATTTGTCAAACATTATCTTTGTGATTTTCTCTGTATTTGCGTCTAGCATCAGCCAATGTAAACACTTTTTCGTTATCGTTTGTCCAATCTTTGTCAATTGGAGTCCCATTGATAGTATGGGACTCTTGTTCATCATAAGTCCAACCTAGCTTTTTCATCATACGATGCTTGACCAACAGGTTAGGACTACGGAATACTTCGGTGTCGTTAAAGCCCAACATGACACCAACTTCGCAAACTGCACCGCTACGGCATACACCAGCATGGCAGTGAACAACTACATTCATGCGATTTTCCAATGCATGTTCAAGCAAGCGTACTAACTCATTAGCCTGCTCGTGACTACACCTCATCGCTTCATCATCAACTTGATCTCGTTCCTCTACATCCAAAAATTGAAATTGATGTACTTCTTTGAATGTGTAAAACGGTGTAGGGAAGTCACCAGGCGGATCCACAATTTGAATCAGCATTGAATTAATGCCTACATCAAAGTGATGCCCTTTTTTAATGTCGCCCATTCCCACATTTTGAATCCATGGCATAATTGCCTCCTATTTTATTTTACAGTTTTAGCATCGCCCATACGGCGGTCTTTTTTAAATCAGTTTCAAACTCAGGATATACTTTGTCTAATTTAGATTGATCAATTTCAGTATAACCTTTTTGAGTCTTACTACGGATAGTTCTATCCATTACTATATATGTTGCCACTGAAGTTTTGGTTTGAAGTTTCTTACCTCTTCGACCCCAAAATGTTACATACTTATTTTCAATATTCCATTTAAGGTTAGTGACATTTTCCTGTAGAAGAATTACTCCCCAAACTTTATCAGCGTTGGCTTCTTCTTCCCTACACCAACCAATAAACTCATACTTCATGCTCAACCTCTACGATTCGATATTTGGAATAAGGATAATGTACGTGCAACCATTCTAATAGTCCTGGTTCCCAGGGCAAATTAATTGACCCGTCATAACTTGAAATTATTTTCATGATGTGTACCAAATTTCTTTGAAGCCTTCTTCCTCAGTAGGTTCTTCCCAATTTTTAATCATACTTTCCATAACGTAGTCTGGAATGTTCTTACCAGGACGACTGGCCAATCGACGAGTTAATTCATCTGATTTGGGAGTCCTAAACACTACAGCAATAGTATAATAGTCAGGCAACATCCTGAACTTTTTCTTACGGCTTGCAACTGTGGTGCTGGTTTGATCCCAGATAATATCTTGCTGACGAGTACGTGCCAATACAACAGCATCAGTCATCAATCGAACACATTCAGGCATAACTTCTTTGAAAACTTCATTATAAGTTTTATCTAGGCCTTTGGCATATGCTTCTACATATTGATCAGTTGAAACATGTACACAGTTTTTAGCCCAGTCTTGATTTTCAACCCAAGTACTTTTACCAGAACCTGGGACACCGATCAACATATATAGTTTTAACTGTTTAAACATTTTATTTAAATAAATCTAATTCTCGATTTCCATAGACATCAAAGCCTTCAGCTTCAAGCTCTGCTATGGCCTCATTCATAAGTTCTTCCACAAGACGAACTTTATCAACCATAAGAATATCTTTCTTACGTTTACGTTGAGCAGTACCTTCTTTATACACTAACCAAACATGATCTTTACAATAAGACTTTCCAGGTATAACTTTACAAGTACAACTTGGACGAAAATTCTCACCAATCCATTGGCAGGTGTTCAATTGAGTATCATTCATCTTTTTTATCTTCTTTCTTTAAAATTTCGTTAAGTTCACTAATATCGTGGTCGTTGCCATTTTCTACCGAATCCATGAAGTCTTTAATCCTAAGCAATTTACTTCGATGCATACCAAGTATATTACCAACTCCACGTTTTTCTCCTTCAATGCTTGACAAATGTTCCAACAGTATCAAACAAGTAATCATGCACCAAAATCTAGCATCCTCCCAAGTTATTTCTACAGTAAACAGTAAAAGAGAAATGGTACAATACAGCACCAATCTCTGCATAAAGACTCCAGTAAATAGTTCCAACATATTAGGAACGTTTCATACAGGTAGTACGGGCCATTGCTTGCCAGTTGGACGGGAAGCTCTTACGTAAATCTGCCAATTTAAGAACCATACGCAAACTCAGTTCACGCAATTTGCTTTGGTTGGCATCAACAAACTCAACCAATTCATCACGAACAATTTCGTAATTATCAAAATCATAACGTTCCAACATACCGTCAGTCACGATCTGTTTGATACGCAGGATCTTTTCACGTGTGGTATCCATTTGGAGGTCAATGTAGTGACAGCGTGATTCCAACGCATCCAAGTGGTCACGCAACTTTTTAGAGCGAACGTGTTCAAACTTGATGTTAGTAATAAAAATTGCGGCGCCTTTAAATTCAAAACGGTCCGGAATACCTTCGCTACGTAAAATACGGCTGTCTGTGTTCCAGCTAATAAAACGGCGAGCAGAACTATCCAACGCGGCCTTAAGAATGTTAAGGCTCAAGTCCTCCATCAAAATACTATCGCAGTCATCAAACACAATAACATTGCCCACAGCACTATATTCATACAATTTGGCATACAATCCAATAGCGCTCATAGCACCTTTGACAACTTCAAATTTGGGTTTCTTTTCTGCCAAAGTATTAAACAAATCCGACTTTTGCAGTACAGTTTCAACTCCGTAGCTTTTACCAACACCAGGAGGACCACTAACAATCATAGCACGTACATTACCTTCCTTAACAGCTCGGGTCATGTCATCTAGAATTTGAAAACGCTCGCGCAGTCGATCCATAATGGATTGATCAGTTTCCTGTGCCACTTCAGCTTCTCGAGCTTTGATTGCATCAACATCAAATTCTAAGATATTGCTGGAACTGTTAGAGGGTTTAGTGTTTGCTTTTGCCATTTTAGGAACTCCTTAAATTATTTACTGTGTGTGTATTATAACAAATATTGGTACTTTTGTCAAGATCAATATTGATTGTAGATAACCAAAATTTCAACATTTTTCAACCTTTCAATAGGTTCATAAATTTGTTGTTCACCATCCCATTGGTCATAATCAAATTTTGGATGATTTTCTTGAATTGGGCGAAACAGAATCTTTCGATCAGTATGGTGACTGTGAACATAAAATTCCCGTGGCATACCAAAGTATTCAGATGCCAAGGACAATTTACGGAACTCAGCAGTATATTCGCAAAGTTCCAAATTTACTGTGGGGATCATAACTTCTCCAAAAGTGTTTATTAAGTGTGTATTATAACACTCTTTTAGAGGTCTGTCAAGTCAAAAAAAACCCCGCCGTACAACTATGTTGTATTGGGCGAGGCCGTGTTGAATGGCAATAATTATCTAAATTTTGGACCCAATGTCCAAACAACTATGGATTTACGGACGCCTCTAGTAATTGGGGTCACTCGATGTAGTATATTAGATGGAAAAATTAACATAGTACCTTTACGTTGATTTAAAATATGAGGTTGATTTGGGTCACCCAAACATATGTGAAATTCACCACCATCATAATCAGCTTGGTCACTAATTATTAAACTTGCAGATAGTTTTCTACTCAAATGAGTATTTTTATCTATAGGAAATTCTCCATAAAATGTATCTGTATGATAATGATAATATTCACTATCAGAATATGAAGTATATTGGAAATTGTCAAAACCAACTAAATCATATTGAAAGAACATTTTATTAGCACCATCTATTGCCGCTAATAGTTTTTCAAAAATCCAGTTATTTGAATCGTTACAGTCATGAAATCTAGACTGACTTTTTCTATAAGAATGATCTACAGTTTGTGTGTCAGTTCCTTTATTAAAAGTAACTGACTGCTCTACTCCTACTCCATCACAATATTCAGTAACTTTGGCCAGTTCAATATCACTAAAGATATTGTTCCAATATACATAGGGCTGCACAGTGGCAGTGAATTGATGAGGTTTAGAAGTTAATGGCATTTTTTATAATGTTGGATGCGGGGGACAGATTTGAACTGCCGATGTCGCTGGCTTATGAGACCGCGATGGTGACCGGACCCTCCCCGCTGTATATTTATAACAATGTTTCGGAAGTCAATACATCAATTGATGTTTGATCCAAATCAATCTCAGTGCGTACATTCAACTCCAGTACTTGGTCATTGAGATTTTGCTTGTCTTTCTTCAAAGCCGCAACTTCAGCTTTAAAAGTAGAAACTTGTTCAGTAGTCAAAACACCAGTATGCACTTCATCTTGAGAACCATAAAGGGAATGACGAGAATCTGCTGGACGATTGCGAATCTTATCCAACTTGCCCATTAGCACAACTTCAACTTCTGAGACAGTGCTATCAGTCAATGTCTTAAGTTGAGCCAGTCGCTTATCAATGTAAGCAGACTGTGACAAACGTTGGCTCACACCAACTGCGTCATTGGCATTGCCAATTTGAGCACGAATGGTGTATAGAACCTGTAACAGGCTTTTACGACGAGCATCGTTTATGATCAAGGTGTCTCGGGCCTTAGTCAAGGTGGGATTGATTTCTTGGAACTCATTAATTGAAACAGACACAGTCATTTCAATTGTTTTGATTTGTTCTTGGATTGCATTTTGCAATGCATTGGCTTTACGCAGAGATAATTTCATTTGATTTCCTTTTAATAACAACATGACAATAATACATTAATGGGTATGGCAAGTAAGCAGCCGGACAATGTGCAAATCACACTTAACGACTGTTGCCAATCATCGAAGCAAAGTTCAAGAGACAGAGATTCCAATATTGCCAAAGATCAATAAACAATGCTGTTAAGCCTTTAACTTTGGGTCACTGGAACACGGAGTTTATGACAAATAAAGTTTAGAGCCTTATTTGGTTTGCTACCTCTCATCTCCATACTCAATAACGGTTAATTTTGAGAAAACTAACAAAACAATTTTATACTGAAACACACTTGATATAGGAGCAATTAATGTCCTCACGGATGAACCCGAATTTTGTCAAATGTATTTTAGTATAATGGAGCGCTGAGAATACACGCTTACCAAACAACACCTCGGACATTATTGTACACCTTGCGAGCGTACTTTCTTCCGACTTCCACTAAGCCCTATTGCTAGGTATCCTAGTCTGTTGTCAACATCGCCGTTTTTAATGACAGGCAGTAGTCATGTCGCCGTATGCTATTCTACGCTTTCTTTTCCGTTAACCTTGCGAGCTATTCAAGTGCGCTAACACCTTACGAAATTTCCTGCATAAACCAATATCACCTTGCGAGCTTTATTGGACTTGGTTAGCTTGCGCCCCAAGTATTAGATGCTTTTCACATACAACCGAGTCAGTCTTTGCTTTTATTGTTAGAAGGAGTTGAACCTTCAGTCTATTTCTTAAAAGGAAATCGGCCTACCATTAGCCTATAACTGAACCTACTGCGATGTGCTGACTCAGTTGCTACATACTCTTTTGGAATACATAATACAACACACCACGTACCTTTTGTCTTGCGAACTACTCAGTAGTCTTTTGCGATTTATGTCGACCCCGCCATTGCTGACAGCCTCCAATAACCACGCAAACTGCATACAAGCCCTTAGGTGCAACCCTTCGGACAAATACGCTACCCTTTCTCATACTAATTAACTGGACTGGTTTAGTTGTGAAGTCAGCACCACCTGTTACTTTCCATCTACCCAAGTTCCCCTTTCGGGCTTGTCGGCAAATGTTCTTTCCACAACATCCAGCGTCATTGTTACAACCACCGGTCTTATCAGTGATCGCTACCTCACGGTAGTGAGCAGGCTTGCTTATGCAGACTATTACTAGCGGAGTTATGTAGGCATACCTCCTTTGGCTGTGTCACCACAGTTATCTTTCGTAAACGGCAAGCCGCCTACAGGATAATAAACTACCCTTAAATTCTTATACAACTACATATTATTGATATGTAAGTGTATAAGAACTTCTTATACTTAATTTTTAAAGAACAAATACATCTAATTGCTTAGTGTATGTATATATTGTAGCAAACTTTTTACTGTTTGTCAACACCTTTTTGCAGATATTTTAAAAAATATTTCCAAAAAGTTAAAATTGGTGGAGAACATCTTTGAGGTATCCCCTATGAAGCAGATCACTGCTCACCTGTTACATCGCATTTTAGTACTGTTACCTGCCCTAAGGGTTAGCTAGCTACCTTAGCGACTCATACCGGCGAACGTAACCTCGCCTCTGTTCCTGTGTTAGCTAAAACAATTTTTCTTCATTGATGCACTAATTTTAGCCTTAGTTTCATCAGAACGCGGACCCTTAATCTTTCCTTTTTGCGAAATACTCATCTTTGCTCTAGTTTTGTCTGAATGCGATTTTCCTGTGTTTGCCGCAGAAATTTTTTCTTTAGTCTCATCAGCAACTCTCTGTCCTTTTCTCGACTCACTAATTTTTTGTTTGTGCTCCAATGAGCGATATGCGCCTGTTGGAGCACCGTCAAGTCCGTTTTCCTCAATTAAATTTGCCCACGATTCGCTTATAACAATATTGTGATGTTTTGAGAATTCCAGTGCAACTTCTGTGCATTTTTGCCAATCATCAAACGTACCAATAATTTCTGTAGTAACATCATTACCATATTTCTTAAGATGCAGTTTCCAATATTTTCCTGATCCTTTATATTTGGATGGGTCAGTCCTAACTGTTTTTCCAAAATATTTTAATCCGGTTACATTGTGTGTTTTGACATAAAGTGTAATCATACTTTATTTATGCCGAACTACTGGATAATGTAACTTATCCGCTGTCTTTGGTCGGTGTGACACGATTCGAACATGCGACCACTGCGTCCCAAACGCAGAGCTCTACCAAGCTGAGCTACACACCGTTATTCTTCTTTCTCAATTTCATTCCAACAAACGTACCACAAAATGCGCCAAGGCAAGCTGGAATAAGTAACATATGATCAGTAGTGTAATTTATTACTGCAATACTTGCAATGAAAAAAACCACCACTGCCCATATGCTTGATTTAAGTGCTTCATCATTTTGAACTGATCTTAGATAATATGTATAAAACACATCAGTAAAAAACAGAGCAAAAAATGTTGTTATGTATTCAATCATATATATTTGGTACCTGGTCACGGTTTCGAACCGCGGACCCTTTGCGTGTAAAGCAAACGCTCTCCCCCTGAGCTAACCAGGCAAATTCTTACTTAACTTGTTCTACTATTATACCTGACATTTCTAAAAATGTCAAGCCTGCATCATCTCTATAATTTTCATTATAATAAACGCTACTAATCCCAGACTGAAGAATAAGTTTAGCACAATGAATACAAGGACTATGGGTAACGAATAAGGTTCCCCCCATTCCGGACTCACTAGACTTAGCCAATTTTGAAATCGCGTTAGACTCTGCATGAAGCACCTCTGATTTAGTTTTTAATCGATATCGACCTTGCATTGTGTTACCAGCGGCATCTAAGTACGTGCCTTCATAAGGCCAACGTTCTTCAATCTCATCAGGATCAAGCCACCCACCAGCACTGCACCATTCTACATCTTCACAGTTGTTATCCCAACCTGCGGGCATACCATTGTAACCAATGCTAATAATGCGATCATCATTTACTACAATGGCACCAACTTTTAATCTACGAGCATGGCTAAGTTCCGCGAACCGCTTGGCTGTATCCATAAATGCTTGTTTAAACTTTTCTTTCATCATTACCTATCTTAAATATGGAGCGGGTGACAGGGATTGAACCTGCGACGAACAGCTTGGAAGGCTGACACTCTACCACTGAGTTACACCCGCATACTTTATTGAAACATACTACATCAGCTGGGAGTCTCGAATTTTGCGAGCCATACAAGATGCAATCTGTTTCAATAAAGTGTCTAGCTACTTGTCACCACAACAAGCCCTAGACCGAGCTGTTACTCTGTCCATAACATTTTGCCTTCTGGAAACGGTTGTTAGTCCGAACCCAATGCGTTCCCGCCACTCCACGACAGAGTACGGATGGTCATTGCACTGCACACCTAGCACTCTCTATGGTAACTGCCCTACCCCCGTTTATTACGTGTACGGGATCACGGGTTTGCTTTGGTGCCGGTTGTCGGAATCGAACTGACCACATCCGCCTTACAAGAGCGGCGCTCTACCAAATGAGCTAAACCGGCAAAACTTTATTCTACAATATTATCTTTAGCAATAATATTGGATTCATATACTGCTAGTGCTTGACGAAATTCGTCTTCGCCTAACAAATGCCAACCAATGCATATTCCCAGTGGACTACGGCCGCAACCGCAAGTCTTAGGTGCTGTTTTTTCTTGTGTATTTTCTTCTTGCATTTTATTATCTCTTATTCAACGTTATTTCTTACCAATACTAACCAAGCATTGTTATCCCATTGAGGAACAAATTTTAATTCATGATCACTTACTAACCATGAAATATGGTTAAAATATTTACTATACGGCTCCAATGCAGTCTCGTATTGATTTACACCAGTGACTCCATACTGTGGAGCAAATTCATTATTAACATCTTCAATTGAAGAACTAAAAATATCTTCAATTATTAGCATTCCGCCAGGCTTAAGATATTTGACTGCTGATTTTACAACATTGATCTGATGTGCAATTTCGTGACTTGCATCATCAATCAATATATCAAACATTACTTTACTATTTGATAGTGAATCATCAATTGATTGAGCATTTGAACAGTCCATAAAGTCATATCGAGTATAGTACAGATTATCTAAACGGGCACTATTAAGTTTATTATAATCAAAATCATATCCATAAAGATGTGCGTTGGGAAAATATGTTCTCCAACATTTCATTGAAGCGTTATCTAAAATTCCAATTTCTCCAACATTGATATTTTTATATCGATGAGAGGCAAACAACAAATCGTAAACTGCTGTATATGAATGGCGATAGAAACCTGTGTTAAACGGAGATTTGTCTGTTCCGTGTTGCGCACCCAAATTACATAAATCTGTACGTGATTTGGTGGTGTCTATATATATTTTATTAAATGCCATTCTTTATTGCGTTATTAGATTCTTTAATTTGATTGAATTTTTCAATGTCTTTAAAAGCTTCATCTTCTGCTTGAGCATCTTGCACTTGTGCAGGAGTGGGCTTGCGGAAAATAGCATCATAGTTGTTGTCAAATTGTCTTTGACTAACACTATATGGACGTGGTCTACTTCCCTTGCTCATCGCACTCTCCGCAGATATTCAATACCAACTTTGCCATTTTCAATTTCTTTTAGAGCAGTAACAATGGCAGAACTGTTATTGTCATTATCCACCAATGGTCGACTACCACGCTTCAGTTCTCGAGCACGAATTGCTCCAATCAAAACAAGATTAAAACGATTGCCAATTAATGCAACACACTTTTCAGTGTCGTTCATTGTGCGGACCAATTTGGGTTGAATCATAAGTACTTTCTATAAATGTTAACTAACAAACTTTTGGTGCCCCAGGCGAGACTCGAACTCGCAACCCTTTCGGGGACGGCTTCTAAGACCGCTGTGTAAACCATTCCACCACCGGGGCAATTACCAACTAAAAAACTATTATAGCACAATATTTATTGTGTGTCAATAGTAAGAATAACAATATTGAATTTGTAGCCTAGTGTCCTCAGGTTTATCACTAGTGTTTAGACGTACAGAGCCGGACTTCCTTACGTCGAGTTTTTCCAGGACTTGTTACTTGGGATACTAGTCCAGTTTGTCTCCGTTACAGACACCACCCTTGCGAGTGGTTGGGAGTTGAACCCATCACCTTCTACTGTTTTGGTCCTTCGAAGAAACCTAGACAGCATGACATTCTCTTGCTAACACTACAAAACTTGGTAGGAGTGGACGGAATCGAACCGACGTACACCGCCTTATCTAGACGGGGCTTAAAGACTTTATAAGGGTCTCCCTAAGGCCAACATTAGCAACACTCCCATTGAACTCTGGTCCGGCGTAGAGGAATCGAACCTCTATAATGACTTTAGAAGAATCATGTCCTATCCATTGAACGAACGCCAGGTAAAATGTTAATTTGGCGTCCCGTAGCGGATTCGAACCGCTGTAAATACCGTGAAAGGGTACTATCCTAGGCCTCTAGATGAACG